TGGTTGACCGCGCAAGCCGGGATTCGCAAACCCGTGAAAAAACAGCGAGAGTAGAGGCGTGGCGGCCCCCATCAACACTTGAAGCTCCTGAAGCCCCTGTCGGTTACAAACACCGCTGGATTCGTGAGTCTGTCATGGAATATGACGACAAAAACAACGTCCATAAGCGCCGCCGTGAAGGTTGGGAGCTTGTACGGGCGGAAGATTACCCTGATTTCGATGCACCTGTCATTGACGAAGGAAAAAACGCTGGCGTAATCGGCGTAGGTGGTTTGGTTTTAGCCAGAATACCTGAAGAGATTGTGGAACAGCGTGATGCACATTACCGTAGTGTCACAGAAAATCAAATGAATGCTGTAGATAGAGATTGGATGCGTGAGTCCAATGCGGCTATGCCCAAGCTCGCTCCACAGCGCTCAAGTAAAGTAACTTTTGGCTCAAAGGGCCAAAGCTAACCTCATAAGGAGAGTTCAAGATGGCTAATAAAGATGCCTCTTTTGGTCTACGTCCTGCACGGATGATGAACGGCTCTGCTTTCATGAACCAACAAAACCGTTATCGTATCGCTTCTGGTGATAGCACAGCTATCTTCCAAGGTGATTTAGTAGAAGCCTTAACTGCTGGCGTTATCGCTCGCATGGCTGCTGGAGATGGTGGATTTGTTCTTGGTGTGTTCAATGGATGCCGTTACACAGACCCTACAACTGGGAAGGAAACCTTCTCAAACAGCTACCCTGGTTCAATTTCAGCTTCAGATATTGAGGCTTTTATAATTGACTCACCAGACGTAGTTTACGAAATTCAAGCAGATGACACATTCCCTGTGGCTGACCTGTTTGGTAATTTCGACATCGTTGACCAATCACCTGTAGGTGATACAAGCTCAGGCATTTCTCGCGTGGAGCTTGATGTCACTACTGGCGCAACAACTGCAACACTGCCTCTGAAAGCGATTGATATTTCGCAAGACCCAGAGAACAGCGATGTAGCAAGCGCTAATACAAATGTGATGGTCGTTATCAATAACCACTTGCTGTCCGCTGGCACAACTGGCTTGGCATAAGGAGACTAGATAATGGCTATTTCAAGAGCGCAACTAGTTAAAGAACTAGAGCCAGGCCTGAACGCCTTGTTCGGCATGGAATACGACCGCTACGATGCGGAACACGCAGAAATTTACGACACCGAATCATCAGACCGTGCGTTTGAAGAAGAAGTGATGCTCGTAGGTTTTGGTAACGCCCAGACCAAAGCAGAAGGTGCAGGCGTTTCTTTCGATAATGCTTCAGAAGCATACACAGCACGTTATACCCATGAGACAATCTCATTGGCATTCGCGCTGACTGAGGAGGCAATGGAAGATAACCTGTATGATCGCCTTGGCGCTCGTTACACAAGAGCATTGGCACGTTCAATGGCACACACAAAGCAGGTAAAAGCGGCTGCAACGCTTAACAATGCGTTTGATAGCAGCTTTACTGGTGGTGATGGTAAGGAGCTTTGTGCTACTGACCACCCGTTAGCTGGTGGTGGTACATTCCGCAACGAGCCTTCAACTGCTGCTGACCTTAACGAAACATCACTTGAGAATGCCTTAATTGACATCTCAACTTTCGTTGATGAGCGGAACATGATCATTGCCTTGCGTGGCACAAAGATGATTGTTCCACCACAGCTTCAGTTTGTTGCTGATCGTCTGCTTGAGTCCACACTGCGTACAGGCACAGCCGACAATGACATTAACGCAATCAATAACATGGGTATGTTGCCAGAGGGTTACACTGTTAACCACTTCTTGACAGACCCAGATGCGTTTTTCATTAAGACGGATGCGCCAAACGGCTTTAAGCACTTTGAGCGTACTCCAATGTCTACTGGCATGGAAGCTGACTTTGATTCAGGCAATATGCGGTTTAAAGCCCGTGAGCGTTACAGCTTCGGATTTTCTGACCCGCGTGCAGTGTTTGGCTCACCAGGAGCGTAACACGAACAATTGTTCTAAAAGGGCGGCTTCCATGTCGCCCTTTTTTATTGTATAGTTAAGCATCCCTGACAGTCGCATGGTGCGACTGACACTAGCCACGACAGGAGATTAAATTGGCTAATACTACTTTCAACGGTCCCGTCCGTTCAGAAAACGGCTTTAAAACCATTATTAAGAACTCTACAACTGGCGCTCTTACTAATGAAATGACCCTTTCAACTTATAGCACTTCTATCACAGTTGCAGCAACAGGAACTGCTCATAAAGAATCATCAATAGGAATACCTTCAAACTTTATTCCTATGGGCGTTGCTGTCACCGTAACAAGTGCGGCGGCAAATGCAGTTAACCTTGTCGATATTGGAACAGATGCTGATACAGATGGATTTGTAGACGGCATATCTGCTGCGATAAATTCAACAGGCTTTAAAGGATTTTTTCCCTGCAATGGTGTTTTGGGAATGTCTGGTGGCACAACTACAGCCGCTACAGAAACAGCCGATGAAGTTGAATTAGTGGTTTCTGGAACAGCAGGTGCTGGTGGTGTAATTGCTCTAAAATTCTTTGGTATTGCTTCTGATTCACCAACTGCCTAATAGGAGAGTGATATGGCTGATGCCGTAACTTCACAAACGCTAATAGATGGCAATAAATCAGTAGTTATGAAACTCACTAATATTTCTGATGGTAGTGGCGAATCTGCCGTTACTAAAGTCGATGTAAGTGCGCTTTCAGCAGATACGCAAGGACGCACCTGCACAGGCGTAACTATTGAAAAAATATGGTGGCAGTGCATTGGCATGAAAGTTAGAATACTTTTTGATGCCACTTCAGATGTTATGGCTATTGAGTTAGGAGAGAACCAAAGTGGACACCACGACTATACGTCTTTTGGGGGTCTTACTAACAACGCTGGCTCTGGGAAAACTGGAGATATTCAGTTTACCACGATAGGTCACACATCTGCTGATACATACACCATTATACTCTATATGCGTAAAGAGTATTCATAGGGGGTCTAAATGGCTCGTAAAAGAGACAAGCAGCCGCCTAAAACTAAAAAGTATTTCCGCTCCACTAAAAGTGGGGCGGGGATGACTAAAGCTGGTGTTGCGCGATATAGGCGTGAAAACCCTGGCTCTAAGTTAAAAACAGCCGTTACAGGTAAAGTTAAAAAAGGTTCAAAGGCAGCGAAGCGGCGTAAATCATTTTGCGCTCGTAGCGCAGGCCAAATGAAAAAGTTTCCAAAGGCAGCAAAGAATCCTAATAGCCGTTTGCGCCAAGCAAGACGGAGGTGGAAATGTTAAATTTTAATACTTTGATTAGTGGTGCTACTTTAGCTTTTATTGGCTGGATAGCGTTTTCTGTTGTTGAATTAAAAACAGAAACTGCCGTGATATCTGTTAAAGTAGACCAAAATCATAAACTTTTAGCAGAACTTTGGGATTATTACCTACAGGAGAGGGTCAATGCCGATATCGCGTGGACAACTCGCAAGCCAAATTTCCAAACCGCCACAAAAGAAAAAGTGGAGCAAGAAGCGAAAAGCTAAGATAAACTGCAAACGCCCCAAAGGGTTTAGTCAAAAAGCGTATTGCGCTGGTAAAAAGAAGAGAAAAAAATGAACAAAAACAAAAGAGCAAAGTTAAAAAAAGTTGCAAAAGGTTTAACAAAAGCTTCAAAAACTCATGCAAAACAGGCTAAAGCTATAAAAAGTGTGTTAAATGGCAAAAAGAAAAGATCCTAAAGTAGGCACAGGCAAAAAACCAAAAGGGAGCGGGAGAAGACTTTATACCGATGAAAACCCGAAAGATACTGTATCTATAAAGTTTGCTACTCCCGCTGATGCTAGGGCTACAGTTTCTAAGGTTAAAAAGATAAACAAATCATTTGCTAGAAAGATACAAATATTAACAGTTGGTGAACAAAGAGCCAAAGTTATGGGCAAAGCGCAAGTGGCAAGTATATTTAAAAAAGGAAAAGAAAGTTTAAGAAAGGCTAGAAAAAATGCAAAAACGTAGCGGAACACCAAAAGGCCTTACTTATTTTAGGAAGGGTGGGGCGGCTTCTAAAAAGTCAAAAGGCAGTAAAATATGTCCCGAGGGCAAAGCTTGGGCAAAACGTACTTTTGATACATACCCAAGCGCATATGCAAACCTTGCTGCATCAAAGTATTGTAAAGACCCTAATTATGCTAAGAAGGCCAAGGGCGGTAAAAGAAAGGGTAAGTAATGGGGGAGCTTAAAAAATGGCTAAAACAAAATTGGGTTCGCATTGGTACTGATGGAAGTATCAAGGGTAAATGCGGCACATCTAAAGACAAAAAAAACCCAGACCGCTGCCTACCAGCTTCAAAAGCTAGAAGCCTCTCAAAAGCTGAAAGAGCGTCTACAGCAAGAAAGAAAAAGAGAGCGGGAGCAAAAGGCAAGACAGTGGTATCTAATACAAAACAAGCTAAAGTCAGAAACCTTGAAAAAGGAGGACCAGTTAAGCGGCCTTTCAGGGGTAAAAAAGTGGCTGGCACGGCTGTTGCCAGGGGATGCGGTGTGATAATGTCTAACCGTAGAAAACGCACAAAAGGTGCAGTAACTCAATTATAAGGAGACTTAAATGGCTATGAAGAAAAAAGGCTACCGTGCTGGTGGTAAAGTTAAAAAAATGGCTAAAGGCGGAGCCGCTGGTGGCAAAAAAATAAGAAGAATGTCCAAGGGCGGTGCTATGGGCGGTAAAAAAATGCGAATGATGAAAAAGGGCGGTGCTGCTGGCGGCGCAAGAATGACTGTCGCACAACTTCGTGCTGCTGCTAAAAAGCTAGGATACAAAGTATCTAAAGCTTAATGCCATATTTATATAGCAATGTTCCCTACTTTAAGGCATGGGTGCGGCGCGAATATACTCATAACCATGAAGACTATCATGGTGAGTTTTTGCACGCGATGGTCGTTGGGGTAACGTCCATGCCTAATAGATGTCTGAGTTTCCAAGTTATATTTACTGGAAGTGAAGCAGAAGGTGAGGAAGAAGATACGGTACATGGAGGTGCAATGTGGGCTAGAATGCCTATAACCGCTCTAGTTGCTGATATACCTTTAGAGGAATGGCCTGAACCAATGAACACATATGACGCTCAACCTTGGGATTGTTCATCACATAACCATGCTGTTTATGTGATAGATAGAGCTACGCCCTGCCCTTGGTTGGCTAAAATAGACAGTGAGTTTTTTCCTGCAAAATATCTTTTTACAGT